CAAAGTTGTGCCCATCGCCAATGTCAAACTGGGATGAGGTAATGAATGCATTGATTGGAACAGCGGTTGCGGCTGTGCCGTCATCAACACCCAGTTCATGCTGGACAAGGTTATTGCTGTAGGTAGCTGCAACCGGGTAGTCTTGCAGGCCGCTGTCCAGCCATGCGGTACGGGCCATAGAGCCGTAGTACCAGACATTCTCTACATAGTTGAAGACCACATAGCTGTCGTTGGTCGTCGAGCCACCACTGGGGTAAAACCACCATACCTCATTAAACCCTTCATTGGTAGCTGCGTAGACCTGCTCAAACTGCGTTCTCTCAATGTCGTTGTAGACATACCTGAGTAGGTCACAGTTGAGAGTTTGCAGCCGTCCATCGTACTTGTAAAACTTGTCTACGCCCATCCAGTAAATAACCCCTGCTGCCAAGGCCACCGAATTGGGGCCAGCAACAGATGTGTTGTCAGCAATCAGTTGTGACCCCCAGACATAGGGTGGGCCAAGGTACTGAAGCGAATACAAAGCCACATCTGTAAACACCACAATTTCTTGCTTGCTCTGGATAGCCGTCACGATGGTAGAGCCGTGGGACAGGGTGATGCTGCCTGACTGATTAGTGATTGCTGGTGACCACTCCACAACACTTTCTTGGTCAGACCAGCGTATTAGAAGTGGATCGGCTACCGTTGATCCAATGTCATTGGTTCCAAAGCAAAGCACAAAGCGGCTGGCGTCAGAAACAAGAAAAAAGATTTGGGACAGCGGAACACTGCTTGCCCCATTTAACTGTGATACCAGTACTCCCCGTGCGGATATCTTGTGTGTTCCAGACTGACTGCCTGTAGTGGTTATAAGCGCCCCGGTGGGGGTTGCCGACAAGTTGAACGTGGTAGATGACACAAAACGGGTGTAGTAGGTTGTGCCCACCAGCAGACCTGTTGGCAGTGCGCCAGAAGTTTCAAGGACAATGGCTGTTTTATTTGGAATGCTGATAGTGGCTGAGACAACGCAGGGGTTGGCAATTGTCATTGTGACTGTAGGCGCTTGATAACCAATACTGGCGTCCCAGTAATACAGCGGCCCACCCCTTGGGCCATAAATCAAATCTTCACCAAAGTTAAATTGGTTCCATATCCGCATAGCTTCCGTAGAAGATGTGCTAGTCCCCCAAACACCAGAACTCCAAGCGCCTGCACCCCAACCTACCTGCGGTGTAGCGTATGCTGACCCCGTGTTAATTTGATACACAGCATAAACAGTTCCACCGCCTGAAGCTGTGGACGTTGCCGCAGATGCAGCGGTGATGGTGTATACGTTGGCACTGACTAGGACTAGCTGGTACTCCCCAGCTATGGTCAGCCCCCCAACGGCTGTAGCGCCTGTGTACGTTACAAAATCATTGTTGACGTAGCCGCCCGTGGCATCTGTGACTGTGACTGTGGTAGACCCGCTGACAGTGGCAAACGGGTTGGTCAGTGTGTGGACAGTCTGTGTAGGGGTGATGTCGTAGTACGCACCACCGTTGAGGATGTAAAACTTAAAGTTTGTTCCAACCCCAAGGAGGTTTTGGAAACCAAGGGTAACCCAGTTCCACAAGGATCGGCAGACGCCAAGAAACGTGTTGGCAGAGATGCGTATCCAGCCGCCTATTTTTTCAGGCGTACCCTGCCGAAACCGGACGTTATCCGACTCATAGTAGCCGCCTTCATTGGTGTATCTGGTGTTTTCCCTGTTTACACCCGGCTTGAGTTGAATTTTCAGTAGTGGCATTTTCCATCCTAAGACAGGAACAGGGCACGTTCGTCATTGCGGCGCTTGACTAGTCCCGGTAAGATTTTACCCCCACCCCTTACAAACTTCAAGAACTCATCTGCCGCTTCTTGCATCTCGCCCCGAAGAACCTTCGAACGGAGGGTTGATCGCTGTACGCCCCCCAGACCCAAATTAAAAGCAAAGCTGACAAGAGCATCATTTTGACCTTGGGTAAGCACCAGAGGAAAAAGTCGGGCGACCCCAACTTCAAATCGGATGAGATCAGCACCAAGGGTTCCATCTACCTCATCCTTTGAAAAAGCCCGACTATCCTCTGGCGCAAGCGGGAAAGCGTCTCTTTGATCCAGTGGTAAACGTCCTTGATCCGGGTATAAAACATGTCCAACTCCTACAGTCCAAAGCCTTGCTGGACAGCGGTAAGGCTTAAACCGCACTCCTTCATGGTGCTTGATCATCTCCTTGCACCGCTGAGATACTTTCAATCCTTGCCACCTTTAAACGCTCTGCCGCCAAAGTGGAAGCTGATGATCGACGCAAAGATGATCTGCGTGTCGTCGTCCCAAAGTTTTTGAATCAGCACATCAAACGCAATGTCCCGATGCCAAGCGTAGATAAAGCCGCCGACCTCAACAAAGGCAAACAGCCCAAAGAAACCATAGGTCAGTATGGGCCTGACACCAGCGCGGAGGTTGATCATCCACTGGCTGGCCCCTTGCCCTATGGCTATGTCGTGAGCGTACAGCGCAGCCCGTTCAGATGCCTCTGCCTCAATAGCCTGACCCTCAACCTTGATCTCCTCCACCCGCTGCGCGGCTTCAAAGCCAGCCTTGCGTAGCTCAAGCTCACGTTCCGTCTGGAGCCTTGCCATTGTGAGTTCGTGGCTCTTGTCTGCACGGTCTTGAAAAAAGCCAAGCAGCTTGGGCAGGCCACCAGCCAAGAAGCTGACCAGTGTAGTGAATAGGGTTAGCATTTCTTTTCTTCCTCATGAGACAATTTGACGCCAGCCAATAGGCCAATGAAGCCACCAACAATAGTCTGAAACGCAGGCCCGACCAGCTCAAAAATTTTATTGTTGTCCACGAGTGGATCAAACAGTCCAAGCAGCATGACACTCGACATTGTCAGGACAACAACACATAAGGTTATGCTAACCATCAAGGTGACGAAGAAGGTGAGCTTGGCTTTCATTTTTTATTCCACATTTCGAATAAAGTTTTAATTTTCTCTTCCAATACTGCCACCCGCAAGTCGAGCTTTGCCAGCACAATGATCAGCGTGATGATTGCCAGCAGAATGGGCCATGCCTTAGACAGCAATTCAAAGAAATCCACATCACAGCCCTAGTACTTTCGCAACAAACTGGGCAGCAGCCCCCGGGCCAAAAAGTACTGCGGCAATCACAACGTACAGCAGGTACTCAATCTTTGTCATCCGCTTTGAGCCATTGGCAAAGCTCTTCTGGATGCCCTCATAACGTTCAGCGCAGATGGCCTCATGCGTAGCCAGCCGAGCCTCCGTCTCGCTAATCATTTTCTCAGTCATGGTGCGTCAGGCCAAGTGACTGTCCAAGGGAACCCAGTCTGTTCGGTGATGTCTCGCAACGTCATGCGGTAAACGGCCCATGCAGTTTTGTCAGCAGTAGCGTCAGTGATCTGCGTCCAGTCGCTGTCCTTGAGCAGGTTGTTGCGCTGTTGCCGAACGGCAGATGCTGCGCTGTCAAAGCGTTGCGTTACCTCTTCAGTTGTCATCTCCCGCACCCGCCACACTTGTGTCCAACGCTGGTCTTCATTGTTAAAGACGGGTGGGTCTTCCTCCAACACCTGAGTGTCAGACAAAACAGGCTGCGTAGCAAAGTACACCCGCATTGCACCGTACTCAGCCATTGTTTCGTCACTGACGGTACTGGGAAAGCTGGTATTGAGATTGGCGCGTTGTATCTCGTACAAGCTGTACGGATACTGCTTGACCGCACCGTTTTCAATGAGTGCAAACATAAAATTACCCCACTTGCTTCTTTATGACAGCTAACATGATCTTGGCTTTCTTCTGCTCAAGTTTCTCAGATGCGTACAAGGTGTGCAACTGCTCAGAAAATGCCGCCAGTTCAAGCCGCTCATCAGGCGGCAGCTTGCTGATTTCTTCAAACGCCAGCGTGTAGTTGTCAATGTTGATCTGGTAGTGCATGACCTCTGCTTCACGGGCGGTGAGCGAGGATGCAAGAATTTCTTCTCGGGTTTGTGGTTTAGTTTCAGTTTGATCTGCCATGGTTTTCCTTTATGTTAAGAAGTGATTTGTCCGAATGCTACGCCTTTTCCATCGCCAGCAGGCACTGTAGCGGGAGCAGAATACTTTGTCCCAAACCCCGAACCTGACCAAGGATAGGCTGTTACACCATCTAAACTATTAGCTACAGCTATTGCTAAACCATCAGAACTAAATGCCACGCCAAACGCATTACTTGCTGGCAATGTAGCTGGATCAGAATATTTAGTTCCAAATCCTGAACCTGACCAAGGATAAGCTGAGATAAGCGGGATTCCCTCTCCAGATACCGCAATTGCTGAACCATCTGGACTAAAAGCTACACCTGTTGAATCAGCCGGTGGCACTGTTGCAGGATTGGAATATTTAGTACCAAAACTACTACCCGACCAAGGGTAAGCTGTTATATATGGTGATGTAGTTTGGTTAACTATTGCTATTTCCGAACCGTTAGGACTAAAAGCTAATCCATTTCCAGTGTCTGGAGGCAATGTAGCTGGATTAGCATACTTGGTTCCAAATCCACTACCAGACCAAGGATAAGCTGATACAAATGGGGTTGTGCTGTGAGCTACAGCTATAGTTAAACCATTAGGACTGAAAGTTACACCTCGTCCACTAGACGCAGGTAATGTAGCAGGATTAGCATATTTAGTGCCAAAACCACTAGCCGACCAAGGGTAAGCTGAAACAAATGGTGTTATAGCGTGTGCTAGTGCAATATTTAAACCATCAGGACTAAAAGAGATTCCATTTCCGTCACCAGTAGGCAATGTAGCTGGGTTTGAATATTTAGTTCCAAAGCCAGAACTAGACCAAGGGTATGCAGATATAAATGGTGTAATGGCATGGCCTATTGCAATATAAGAACCATTGGAACTAAATGCTACGCTTTTTCCATTACTTGCTGGCAACGTAGCTGGGTCTGTAAATTTAGCCCCAAAACCTAACGCGCTGCTCCAAGGGTATGCTGATACAAATGGTGTTGTAGAGTGAGCCACAGCCACAAACTGAGAGTACTTTGCATCGCCAACTGTGCCCCATGCTACGCCTTCTCCGTTCCCCCCACCGGGCAATGATGTTGGATTAGCGTATTTAGTACCAAAGCTACTGCCAGACCAAGGGTAGGCAGTAATGAATGGCGTTGTGCTGTGAGCTATTGCAATATTAGCGCCATCGGAACTAAAAGCTACACCGTTGCCAGTTCCCGTTGGTAGCGTAGCTGGATCAGCATATTTAGTTCCAAATCCAGAGCCTGACCAAGGATAAACACTAACAAATGGAGTTGTCTGGTGGCCTACGGCTATGGCAGTCCCAGCAGGACTGAAAGCTACGCTATACCCACTATCTGGAGGCAATGTAGCGGGGTTAGTATATTTAGTACCAAATCCACTACCGCCCCAAGAGTATGCTGATATAAATGGTGATATATTATGAGCTACAGCTATCGCAGAATTATCAGGGCTGAAAGCTACACCATTTCCAATGCCTGTAGGCAATGTAGCGGGGTCAGCATATTTAGTCCCAAATCCTGAACCAGACCACGGATAGGCTGTAATAAAAGGAGTCGTAGAGTGGGCTATTGCAATATTAGCGCTATCGGGACTAAAAGCTACGGACTGCCCCTGTCCCGCTGGTAATGTAGCGGGGTTAGCATATTTAGTCCCAAAGCCAGAACCTGACCAAGGGTAAGCTGCAATATATGGTGTGCTATTGTGAGCTACTGCTAAATTAAATCCATCTGCACTAAAAGTTACGGCATTTGCAGTACTAACAGGCAATGTAGCTGGATTAGAATATTTAGTACCAAACCCGCTACCCGACCAAGGATAAGCTGAAATAAATGGGGTCACACTGTGAGCAACAGCTATTGCAGAACTATCTGGGCTAAAGGCTACGCCATTTGCACCGTTCGGGGGCAAAGTGGCAGGATTGCTGTAAGTGCCTCTAAACCCGCTTGTACCCCATGAGTAGGCGGTAATAAATGGAGTTGCACCAAAAGCTAAAGCCAATACTTTAGGAGCCGCTACAACTGCGCTACTTGCTGTTTTACTCGCTGCAAACATTTCAGTCCTTACGGTGTGTAGTTCTGACTGACCGTTACGCCATACCAATTTGTACCGTCGGCAAAAAAACTATAAATATCTTGCCTAGACGCTGTGCTGGTAATTGTTGGCGCAACACCGTTGGGATATTTAACCGTTGACCAAGTAACTGTTCTACCTCCAGTAGCGTCTTGTTTTAAAAATATAATAAAAGACTTACCAGACGTTGCAGTTGGCATGGTGATGGTGGTATTACTCGTCAGCGTGATGATCTGCACAGTGCCGTTGGTCAGCGCCAGCGTGATGGCAGCGCCTGAGTTGGCTGAGAACGGTGTTTCAATGTAGTTAGTTATTGTTGGGAGTGTAAGAGTTGGGGTTGTAAGAGTTGGAGAGCTTGACAGCACTACAGAGCCAGTGCCTGTTGACGTTAAAACACCTGTACCGCCAGATGCCACAGGCAGCGCAGCACCGAGAGTCAAAGCAGCAAGGTAATTCTCGGCTGTAATGATGTCTGTGCCGTTGCTGACTAGGGCTATTTTTGCGGCGGCTGGGATGGATACCCCGGTTTGACCTGTAACTTTAAACGTGATGGCAGACACAGTGTTGTTGAAAACAAAGTACATCTTTGTTTTAGCTGTGGGGACGTTGACCGTACCACCACCCGTGCCATTAAGCTGGATGTAGATGCTGCGGGCTACCCCTGTTGTGCCATCAGGAATGGTCAGCGTGTCTGAGCCTCCAGTAGCAGTAAAAGCCTGATACCCCAACGCTTCGTCAAGCATGTTGGTAATGTTGGAATTTACAACTGTGCCCCAAGTGCCTGACAACTCCCCTGTAGCAGGTAAGGCTAAAGCCAAATTTGAAGTGTATGACGTTGCCATTATTTTCTACCCTTTATGACCAGTTGCCAACAGTGACGTTAGTAGTGCTATTTGTTGGGCTAACTGCGTTAATTCTAAAATAAGAACCAACACCAACGACAGGGGCCGCAGCTATCGTAACTGACACTTGCGGGATAACCGTACCAGCTACAGTCACATTAATAACGCCAGAAATAAAAGCATAGCCCACCGTATTAACAGAGGCAGTCGCCAACGTAGTGTTGGCTGCTGTACTAAATGTTGTTTGGGCCGCTGTAGCAGTCGCCAAAGTTGCTGTTCCTTTTTGAGCCTCAGACCGCCACTGTTGTGTAAACGTAGCCGCTCCACCAAGTGCAAAACCAAATGACCCAGAAGTCGCACTCATGGAAGACAAGCTGTAAAAACACTCAAAAAAATACGTTCCAACAGGCAAAGTTACTGCCCCATTGGTCGTGTTGTTAAATATTTTTTGTGCTGCTGTTTGGCTTGCTAACGTACTATTTGCAGTATTAAGTACTAACGCTTGTTGGGCAACAATTGTGGTTCTAGTGGACGCAGCAATATCAGCGTAGAACACCGTGCCATCGTACTCAACCACACCCGCTTCTGCTGTTGTAAGGTTTGTCCCGGACGTAAACTTTAACGGGGCCGTGCTGGCGGTAGCTGTACCAGCTTTAAGCGCAAGAACCGCAGTTGGTGTAACGCCAACTCCAACACGCTGGGCGTTATCAATAGTTACAGCCGTTGTAGCTGTCGCGGCTCCGTCTGCGGTTGTCTTAAACAACAACCGACCGGGCATATCAGAAGTGCCGGGAGTTCCATCCACCTCCGCCACAATAGACGCGGCAGGAATAAACGTAGTGCCGTCAGCGCCAGAAAATACAATCTGACCAATTTGGTCGCTAGACTGAACAATCGTGTTGGTTCCAAGTGCCGCGCTTCTGGATTTTAGAAAGAAATAGCTTGCTGGCGTGGTGTCTGCGCTATAAATACCAGATGCAATTGTGCTTAACGAGGACGTTACACCAAGCACTTCAAGTTTAGGGTTAACCGCTCCACCCGCATTGATAGTGCTTGTATATCCAACAACAACGCTACCGTTGGCAGTAATGACAAATGGTGATCCATCGGGGTTGCTGGCATCTTCAACCACAAACGCATTACCTGCCCCATCCTGTGTAATTCGCAACGCATCAAAAGCCGAGTTTGCAGTTATAACAGTGCCCTGCGTTATGCTGTCTGTTAAAGTCCCGCCGGTTATTGTCGGAGACGTTAGCGTGTAGTTAACAAGTGGATTAGGCGCTGGGACAACAGATGAGCTACCACCTAATGCAATAGTTACGCCATTGATGGTTATTGTGCTGTTTGCAAGCAAAGAGTTGGGCACGGTAGCATTATTAGCTGCCGCTACATTGACCCCATTCACATAAACTGCTCGTTCTGCTGGCTGGGTAAGAACTACGTTCTTTGTGCCTGACACAAAGTCAACCAAGGAGCCGCTGTTTGATGACGCTAAAACCGTGGTGCGTTGAATTATATTAGACGCAGATACATATGTTCCAATGCCAACTTCCCATTGATTGCCACCAATCATTGCATAGAACGTGGTATCCGTGTTACTCAGTACAGAAGAAAATGGGATAAAGCCAGCTACAGCGCCGCCAAGAACAATGTTGCCAGTGCCAACTGTTGCCGTTGTTTCCCTTACTCTATCCCCAAGTTTGAGTGCCATAGTATTCTCGTTAATTTGTGGGAATTAAAGTCCACGGATCATAAACAACTCCGTCAGCAAAAGAACCTTCAGCGTAAGCAAAATTTGCAAACGGGTTAAAGTCATAGCTACTACTGGCGGCTTCAGTTGTTATTACACCCCAAGTTGATGCCTGCGATGTGTCAATAAGACCCCAATCTGGGTAAATAATTCCGTCAGCAAAGCAACCTTCCGCATAAGCAAAATTTGCAAACGGGTTGAAGTCGTAAGACGTTGAGGCTGTCGTCGTGTTAATCGGAGTCCAAGTAGCCATATCAGGGCAACCGTATCAATGAGGTGGTGGACGAGTTGGCTGGCATCACAACGGTAAACGATGAGGTAGTGGTTTTGTCAGCACCAAAGTCCAATACTGCCACCGATTTGTTGCTTTTGGTTAGATTGTAGATCAACGCACCCCGTGCTGTAAACGCCCCTGTTGTCCAGACCACATTGCTGAAGTTTACAAACGCCGTGGTGTCTGTGACACTGACCGAGATGCCCGTCATCACCTGACCCGTAGCGGTGTAGCCAGTGCCTGAAATCTCCCCGGTCGCTGTGTAAACGGTGGTAGCCGCCCCTATATCGGCATTGGCTGTGTACAGCGCCATATAGAAGGTGTCTGTGGAGAAGTCATGCACCCCTTGAAGCAGTTGTTGCTTGAAGGATGTGGTCAGGGTCTGGGAAATGCTCATGTTACTGGAACCCTAGCTTGCCCACTGCGGTATGCGTCTTGACGCTCAAGCCCATCACCCAGACGTTTGAGTTGCCCCATTGCCTCTTTGTACTTGCCATCATACAGGCCAATCATATCCTGCTCACCCTTCATGTAGGTGTAGGCTTCAACCAGTGTCCCATACAAAAGCACGGGGTCATAGTTATCGCCCAACCAAGTACTACCGGCAGAGGTGATCGACTCTGGGTAGTAGTAGTAATGAAGCTCCATACTGTAGGCAGCGTCTGGAGTTGGGCCAATGATAAAGGACAGTTCTACTGTGATAACACTGGACACAACTGCTGGGCCAAACAGCGCGTAGTACTTGGGTGATCCAGTGGATGTTGGCTTGGGATACGCCTCCCTGATGAAGTTCACATCCTTGTTCAGCAGGTACGTATACGCGCCCGTAGTTGGGTTTATTGCTGCTAAAGAGTAAGAAGACAGGTAATCATCAGGACAAGCCAAATACTTATTGCTTGCCGTTGTGACGCCCGTTACATTCTTGCGTAAGGCTGGGATCTGTACAGCGTTGTATATACGTTTCTCTGCCTGTGTGATGAACAGGTTCATGTCCACCGTAGGGAAGGTGTTCTCCGTGTAGGAGGAAACCGCAGAAACCAACGCAGCGTAGTTCATGCCATCGGACCTCTTGACATCGTACCTTTAGTGGCTGCACCCGCTCCACGCATTTTGATGCCCGAGGTTTTAGTACCGGGCTGCTCTTGGCTAGCGATGCTTCCAATCGAAGCACGGACATTGCTCAACATGCTCATGTCTTTGCCCTTGCCGGGGTTCGCTTCCACAGTTACATTTTTGCTAGTCATGGTGTGGGGTTTGGCATAGACGGCGGCAGCGCCTACCTCTTTGCCCATTAGTTTTTGACTGTACTTTGCCATGATTAGCCTCCGCGACCAGATTTCTGGTTCATTACTTTAGCCATGCCACGACCGTACTTCATCATGTCCATGTCGGTCTTGCCACCTTTTGCCATTTTTAATGCACCCGCCTTTAATAAACCAATACCTTTTGAACTGTGCATTTGTTTTTCATGACCTTGCACCATCTTTGTGGCTTCTGTGTCTGCAATTTTTTTTACCTGCTTTGTGTCCATATCAACTCCTAAGTTACTGTAACTGAACCAAGTTCTAATTCTGCCACCAAATAGTTGGGTGTCAGTCCGTCATCGTTTGCCCTAGACCCGCCTACCGGGTTCCAATTCCACTGAAACACTCTGCTGCCTTCGCCCGGATATCCGTCTACCAACAGGCCAGAAACCACATAACTCAAATCTCTGCGCGGATCACGTAACCCCTGTGGGTCATCTACCGGGTACATCCCCAACTGCAACTGCGGCTGATCCGGTGTCCAGCAGGTTGGGCACACCAACAAGTTGTAAGTTTTAGTCTTGACAACTTCCTTCTTCAGTTGCTTCAGCTTGTAGCGAAACCCACAACGGTCGCACTCCGCTATCGCATTCTTGCCAGAGGCAAAGCGGTTACCCATGATTAAATAAATTGCTGGCGAGGCACAAAGCGCACAGCAGCTTTCTCTCTATCTTCCTCTTGGGCCAACTGCCATGCCTCATCGTATTGCATCTTCAATACCTGTAAACGCTCCATGCCGTTGGGCAACTTGAGCGCCAAGTAGTAGGCCAACCCTGCTGCTACGCAAGGTATAAATCTAAACGGCACATCCATCGTGTCAGAGCCATCCCCAGCGTTCTGATTCCTACGCAGCCGCCAGTACACGAAGGTATAGGTCTGGGAGCCATCAGGCGTGGGCCAGACGGTCACTGCCGGGGGATTTGATACATACACCGCCGTACCTGTTGTATGCGTTGCTGCGGTGGTGTTGGCCTGCCCTCTAGCGCAGTCTGTTAGGACGTTGCCCACGATGTAGCCGTAGTAGATAATCTCGTTGTCCACCTTGATGTACCCGGCAGCAGCCAGTCCTATGACTGAACTCAGGGTGATGGTGGTGGCTGTCGCGGTTACCGCTCCATTCAAGGTCAGCGTTGTGGCTGATGTCTGCCCAGAGTTGCGCTGCACCATGACCTGAATGGGCCTAGCTTGCTGCAACTTGTTGGGTAGCGTAGCGTAGGTACTGATGCTGATGCGGGTGATGGTCAAGTCTGCTTGGTTGGATGTCGAGTTGGCGCTGGTGCGGATGACATGCTCAAGCAAGTCCACGGTGTCCACCGGAAGTGCATAAGTATTCAAGCCTTGAGTCAGGGTGAACGACCCCTGCTCAATTGTCCACATGTTGATGCCCCGGTTGGCCCAATCCGCAAACATGATGTTGAGGGAGCGCCGTGCAGTACGCATGTCATAGCCAGAGCGAAGCTCAGAACCCGCACGTTCAAATGCGT